CTTTTCAAAATTTATTTTGTTTTGACCTAACTTAGTACCCCAATTTTTTAATGAGTGTCCACCTTCTATCATAGGATTTAATAATCTAGATAAAACTAAAGTGTCAGTTATTTTACAATTAGCAAATACATCATAACCAAAAATAGTATTGACTACTGGTATATCAAATCCAATTATATTATGACCTATAACTTCTTCAGTTTGCTTTATTAATTCAGCAAACCTATGTAACCTATCTTCTTTAAACTGATAATAAGTATCGCCATGTTTACAAACAATACACCATATCTTATCAGCAGTCATGGTTGTTTCTATATCAAATACAACTTTATTAAAAGTCATCAGACTTTACCTCATTAAGTCTACCAGTATCTATATCATATTTTAAATCACAACAAGGACCTGTAATACCAGAGAATCTATTCTTTAATACTCTTATCCTAGTGGTGTTCCTAATATCAGGGTCATCGTTCTGTGCGTCTCTCTCAAGCCCAATAACCATGTCACTTAGCTGACCTATACTAGCCGAACCTCTTAATTGTGATAGTGAAGTTGCTGCTCCCTCTTCATGACCTTTACCTTCAGGTCGTCTAAGGTGTGATACAACTATCATAGATACCCCTGTCTCTTGAACAAGTGTTCTAAGTCTAGTCATAATTTCATCCAATGCTCTTCTCTCATCACCATGTTGTTGGTCGGATACAATAATACTTATATGGTCAATCACTATGTATTTACAGTCTTGACCTTTAGCTAAGAACCTAACTCTTGAAACAATATTATCAATAGAGTTAGAACCAAAATGGTCAAACATAAATACTCTACCAGTACCTACTGTTGCTTTAAAGTAAGTTGTCATTTCTTCTTTACTTACATGAACATCTGGTAAGTGTAATCTTTGATTAGCTTCAACACTCATCAAACCTTTTGAAGTTATGACTGGTGTTTCTTCTAACATTAACAAACCAATATTATCTTCAGTTGATTTTATAATGTGATGTACTACTTCTCTCATTACTTGTGTCTTACCTAGTCCAGACCCTGCTGTAAATGTAACTAACTCTGAAGGTCTTAGACCATATGTAATTTTATTTAATCCTTCAAAAGGATATTGAACAAATGATTTTGTTACTGGTTTAAGTACATCATCTAATAATGTACTAGCATTTATAATTCCATCAGGTGCAAACTTCTTAGCATCCCAAAATGTTTTATTATATATTTGTATTTTGTTTTGAGTTAAACAATCTGAAGCATCTTTTAATCCTTCAGGTAAATGCATGACTTTACATTTTCCTGGAGAGAATAATTCTGCAACTTTCATTGCACCTTCTCTACCTTGTGGGTCATTATCAAAATTTATAATAACATTATCAAAATTATTTTCTAACCACTCTAAACTATTTTTAATATCTTTTACTGCTGAAGATATTCCATTCTTAATACTTACTACTGGTGTATGATAGTTACCCTTTAACATCATCTGATAAGATGATAGAGCATCCAACTCTCCTTCAGTTATAATACAGTATTTATTTTTAGAAAAAAGATGTTGACCAAACAAGCCAGAATCTTTTGTGTTACCTTGTATACTAAATTCTTTTAGCTTAGTATACCTAGTCTTAGTTGCAATCTTTGCACCTTGAGTATCATGATAAGGATAATAATGACTAATGATATTACCCATGTTATCCATCTTAACTGTAACACCAAACTTTTTACAGGTGTCTTCAGAAATATTTCTATCTATAATTTCTGCATAGTTAGAATCTTTCATGAAGTCTTTTACTTCATATTCGTTTTTAGTTTGTGGTATTGTTGGTTGTATTTCCATATCGTATTCCTTTATAAATTCTTGACATGAAAAACAATAAGCTGAGTTGTCTGCGTTAACAGATACTGCGTCACTACTTGAACATAGTGGACAGGGTAAGTGGTATTTTACAAAACCTTTTTTATTTATTTCTTCCATTGTCGCCCTTAGTTAATTTTAATTGAGTCCAAAAAAAAGGAGTGGCAATTTCTCGCCACCCCCTCGGAGTAAGAAAAAATGAAAAGTAAATTTCATTTCAACAGTTGGATAGTACTAAAAATCATCCTTGATGTCAACACCACCTGAAGAATTTTCAACATCAAAATCTTCTCTAGGTGTATACTCGATTAAGTCAATGACTTGTACAGCTTGTAAGTCTAAACCCATTCCCTTCTTACCTTTGAAGTTCCATTCGTATGGTTTGTACATTACTTTAACTTTACTTCCATTACCTACTATTTTATCTAGTGGATTCTTAGAAGCATCTACTAATTGTGGTTGAGTATTCTTATCACCATTAGCTTTCTGTACTTTTCTTTTGAATCTTACTATATTAGGAATAGTCTTTTCATCTACAGTAGTTTCACCAAGTGCTATACCTTGTTCTTTAAGTTCATTAGCTGACTTGTCGTCTACTGCTAAATCAATTCTCCACATAGGTTCAAACTTTTCGTTTGGTCGTGTCAGAGAAGCCCAGTAAGCTGTGCCTTCAATTATTGCCATATGTATTTCCTTTGTTATAATTGTTAATTGTTATTGTTTTAATATCAAATTTAATCATCGTTGTCAACACTTGGTTCATCTTTTTTTTCAAGCATTTCCTCTATCTTTTTATCGATGTTTAATTTAATAGTTTGTTTCTTGTTCAGCTTTTCCTGAAGTTCACCTATCTTAGAACCCATAGATTGAATATCAGAATTAGCCTGTTCTAATTGTATTAGAATCTTTTTAATCTTGCTATCCTTTTGAATAATAATCTCATTTAATTCCTGTTTCTCTTTTGTTAAATCAGATATTGTAGATTTATATTCTGTTAGTAAAGCTTTTTCAGTCATGTTTATATTGAGTAACATCCTTCATTAAATAATTCTACTATTGGAATTACTACACATTTAGATGCTCTATAATCTCCTATGTTTTTAGTGTGTGTCTTTTTATATTTCTTAACTATCTTCTTTAGTCTTGATACTCTGAACACTAGCATACAATGTTCTTTACCACTAAGTTCTAGTATATGAAACCACCATTTAGATTCTGTCTTATCAATACCAGATGGTTTATTTCTATACTCATACTCAATAGCAATATTGCCTGTCTTTCTCCACCAACTCCTTTCAGTTTTAATTTCTACCTTACTTCCTTTAAGTAAGTCAGCTACTCTTTTCTCTCTTATTTGTCCATACTCTAAGTCTAAATCAAACTTAGTATTTTTTCCTGTTGACATTAATATTGTTCCTGTTGATGAAAGCTACAAATATAATGAGTTAAAAATTTATGAATGTTTTTATTCTTAAATAGTTTTTTTGCATTAGCTTTGTGTAATTGTTTAAACTTTCTGATTATAAATGTAGGTTCTAAATTTGCGTAATCGCATATCTCACAGAAATGTGAGTCTGTTTTTGAAAACCAAGCCTTAGCTTCTTGTATTATTTCTTTTCTTTTATTACCCCATGCATGAATATCAATATCCAATGCATCCATAATTGCTCTAACAATAACACTCCGATATAATAATACCTCAGATGTGATTGCTCTACCTTCGCCTTGACTTAGATTGTGTGCTGTGTTATTGTTCAATATCATATTTCATTTTATCAAACACCTTTTGTAACAAAGACTTTTTATTCTGCTTTATAATCTTCGAATGAAACTTTCTTGTTAGTAGATTTTTCGCTATCGGATTTCTTGATTTTATTTTTAAATGTTTCTTCATCAATCTCCTCTACTGTATGTCTACTATGTTTCACTTCTTTACTAATTATATTTGAATATGGACTCCAATTTATTTTCTCTTTAACTTGTTCTAATGTAGTACCTGAATTATAATAGTCTTCAACGCATACATCTACATTGACCCATGTTTTTTTTAAAAAGAATTTGTTACTCATATTGAATGTCCTGTCTGTAAGTTATGTTGGATAAAAGATTTTGTCTTTGTTTTAAAGACAGTATATTTATTATACATTATAACTTTTGTCTTAACAACCTCTCTAAAAAATAAATATTATGTAATAATATCAGTAGTTTAAAAAGATTTAGGTGTTGCCTTTCTATTATAAGTTGTATTAATCTTTTCTATTTTTAAATGTTATTTCAACATGACAATCTTTATGTCCATAATCACCATGCCATGTATCTTCTAACTCTTCTAATAATCTTATTAGTTCTTTACCTCTGATACATTCATCAGAAGTTAACATATGTTTTATTGTTTCTTGTTTACTTTCTTTTCCATTTTTCCATGTAGTTCCATATGAAAAAATTTTATAACTATCTATGTGCATTAAGCTACCTCCTTTAAAATTGTTATTGCTCTTGCGTGTGCAGGATACCTTTTAATATATCCTTTCCATTCTATGTACCCAAGCATATGAGATATAGTATTCTTTGATGCA